GCATTTTTGCCATAATATCTCCTGTTTTTAGCCTAAGTTCCGCCGGAACTTGGACTGTTGTTATTTTATGTAATTATTGATTAACTCTTAAAATCACTCAGCACATCATCATACTCCTGATCTGACAGAGATACGCTCTGCACCGCATTGTATGCGGCATAATCCGGATAGGGAATGATCTCCGCTGTGCTCTCATCCGTCTTGCCGGAAACGAGGATAACACCTGTAATCTCCACCGATACAAGATTGCAGATACCATCGGCAAAATCAGCATCAGAAAGATAGTATTCGCGTTTGACCGACAGAGTGCCGGGACGGAGTCCATGCCTGTCAAAAATGACCAGCAGACTACCATCATCAAGCCTACGGCAGTTCTTGTACCCGTGCCCGTCAAACTCCGCAACAACACATCCCGACAGGACTGTACGGTAAGTGAACCGGAAGGGAGTATTCACATCCCCATTCAAGTTCTTCTCTATGATCTTAAAATCGGACTGATAATTAATTTTCATACCTATAATATTGATGTTACATCATCTATCTCCTCGGCTGTCAAGATGCCGGAAAGGTCAACACTTCCACCGCCTCCGGTTGTTCCTGTAGGACTCCATTTCCCCTTTATCTTGCAATCATATATAGGACCGGGTATGGTATCCCCCACGACAGCCCAGTCGCCCACAACTGGAGATGGGACAGCAGCATGCAATGCTTCTTCCGTAGAAAACAATCCCTTGTTGCGGACACTGTTCTGCTTGACCTTATCAATCTCGGTAGAAGTCTTACTAAAATTGTAGTTAAGCCGATCTGCCGCCTCACTCCAAGTACCTGTTTTATTTATCGAATTAAGTTCCATATCACTTCATTTTATTTGGGCAATTGGTTTTGATCCCATACAATCTCAGAACCTTTAACCATAATTATGCGTCCTCCCATTATCTGGGTCTGATATATATAACCGTCACTTCCTTTTTGCTCGACAACCATACTGTCCGGGCGGAAATACAAAACATCATTACTATTCGGGTCAAACATAGAAACCATGGGAATCAACCCTTTCAGTCCGTATATGCATGATATATCTATCAGGGAGGCGTTCGTATTATCACGCATCTCTATTGAGGGGATTCCATATTCATTTTCCGGCTCAATGCTTATTGTATAGCCATTTGAAGACTTGACTTTTACTTTTCCAACAAATTCAGGATTTCCATCTGCATCCCATTTGATGTTCCCATTGGCAAGCTGCCCGGAACCATCCTCATTCAACAGTATCTTGCCATTGGCTATTTCAACTTTTCCCCGGAAATATCCGCCCAAAGCATAGATATATCCACGAAAAAAAGCATTACCGCCATGAGTAGCGACAAAGTTCGCCATATTCGCCCATTCTTCATCCGTAGGCTGGTAATTAGGATCATTACGAAACCTCATTACGGTTAATATAGCCTGTTGAAGCGTGCCACCTGCCCAGAATGCCACATCATCATCGTCATTGTATATGCCGCTTACTCCGGCAGTGACCTTCTGTAACTTGCCATCCTTGTAGTTACCTAACTGAATCATATTGGCCAATATCAAACCGCCAAGGATATCCACAGATCCATCCTTAATCGCGCTGGCGATATAATTGATTGACTGAAAACCGGCTGTTGCCTTGTCGTTATCCAAAATGGACGGTTTCCAGTCTGTGGCAATGGTTCCTCTTTCTAACTGAAGATCACAAACGGTTGCGGTACCACTGATGAGAAATATACCACTGCCATTGAAGGTAATCTTATGGGTATATCTCTGATAAGAGGATGTGAGAGGCTGAGAAACACTGAAAGAGCCGCACGAAACAGACACAGACGTACCCTTTGCTTTATAACTGATAACATAACTTTCTCCTTTAATCAATGATACAGATTGGGACAAACTACCGATTGCAGCAGAGTACCTGGAGCCGGCAGCACTATCTGCGGATACGGTAGCCACACCCGTCCAATACTTTAATTGCTTGCTATATAATTCGGTATCAGCAGACAATTGAGTATCAGAGGACAATGTCTCACTTTCATAATCCCCGGTAAACCCAGAGTTACGCAACAGATTGACACTTCCGACAGCCGCATTGTCTATCGCATCCTGAGCCTTTTGGGCCAGATCGGCAGCCGCCTGTATCTCATCCGGAAGACCTTCCATATTACGCCATCCAGTGGAACCTTGTTCGATATGAAACATACCCTTGATATCAACACCTTTATCGTGAGTATATTCCATGTAAGTGGTCCGATCCTTCTCACCAATGTATGCATTTCCGTACACCTTCATCCGGGCTTTGCCGGTAGATTTGTCAAAATCAAAAGAAATGACATCTTTCCCAGTCAAGGTAAAATCATTAATACCCTGATACATGATGATGGACGGAGAAACTTCGTTCACCGAAGAGAGAATTATCGCCGCCTGTCGGGTCATATCGGTCTTATGACCTAACCCCACGATATCATCACCTGCCACCGGAACATCGTTCTCGACATTAGGATCACATACGGTCTTGGACAAGTCTATATAGTTCTCACCCACTGCTGTGACCAACCGCCAGTAATAGCGGTTGCCGACATGATGAGAAACGCCTGTCTTGATATTGCACTCCTGGGCTATGGCAAGAGATCCCGGAGTAAACTGGTTCTCTATCTCAATTCCGTCTTCCTCTTCCTTGAAATAACAACGGTAAACAGCATCCAACTCATCTACACGGTTGCATTTCATACCTGCATGGGAAATCACCTGCTCGCCACCCACATACGTTTTCTTCTTGACCTCAAGTTCATCAAAAACGGCTTTGACCTTGACATACAGATAATCGACAACAGCCTGTGACATACCGTTCTCAAGCACAGTAATTCCACTACCGTTTTTACCAATCAAAAGACCTTTCAAAAACGTGATCAGCTCATTGGCAGTGTCTTCTTTATCTTTGCGTAAAAAGTATTTGGTGAGCTTTTCTATATCAGAATTATCCATGTTTTCTAGAATCCCGATAAATATGCGCCCAATTCTTTCAGCTGTATTCTCTCCTTCTGTAGATGCATTTCTTACTTGAAGAGCCAGTTTCTTTAATATGTCAACAGAATCGCTCATTCTCCTATTACACGAAAAACAGTTCTATTAGATTTTAATTTCCCTTCACCGTTATAAAGTGGCATACCGCATTCTTTTAGGTAAAGCACGCATTCTTTCAGGTAGCGGTCAGCTATACTACATGCATCGCTATACACCATCATCTTTTCCTTGAATACTGTATGACTGCTATATTCACCTTCCTTGTTCACGAAGCCGAAACGGGATACATTTCCATCTCCATTTTTGACAATACAGGCATAGGTATAATAAGCCAAAGCTACGCGAAGTCCAGTGATGATTATCTTCTTTTTACATTTAGTTTCATAAGTACCTCCGTCAAGCAGTAGCTGGTATTTTTCAGGATTTTTTTTCACGTCAAGGAACAGTTCGTCTCCCAACGCTGATTTGATGTAGATATTCTCCGACTCACGGATGTAGGTTTCTATCTTGTCAGGATCGAGATGTACAGACATTCCGCGAGACAAAGCCGATACCTCATCTGTTGTTATTAGATACTGCTGCATTTCGTACATACTTTAATGGTTCAACACTATAATCATTAGATGGGTTGACTACCTCATACCAATAGCTGAATATACGGCTAAAGGTACGCTCTATTAAGCGCTGTTGCTTGCTTACGATAGAATTGTAATACTCGAAAGCATCTTCCAAAATATCGCCTGAGAATCCGACTTTACCAATACGGATGCAATACCATGGCTCTTGGCCATAAGCTGAATAAATACGTTCAACCACACTTGCGTCAGTAACGGTAAATTCTTTGTCGTAATTTTGTGAGTTCATATTTACTATTTCAGGCTTTTCCTCATCGTTTTCTAAAGTAACTTCCATGATCTTTGCTGCATTCGTATCACCTTGCAACTGGATGAGTGTATTTGAGAAACTGTCATCATCGTCTGTATCTTTCACTTCGTTGCCTTCTTCGTCAAAGGTTATGTTCGATCCCTTTTTGGTGAATATCATAGCGCCAGGGAAGAAATTATTTCGTACATTTCTGTACTTGACATTGGACAGACCTTCATCGGTACTCATCTCTGTAGCTACTCGGTCACCTTTTCCGACTGGATAAGTATTTTTCCCGGCCATTGACACCCATAGGATTTGACCTTTGTAGTATTCAATGCCTCCGGCAGCTTCTATTTGAGCCAGTATCACATCTTTTTGAGGGTTAAAAACATCTATATAGTCGATGTTTTCTTTCTTGACCTGCAGAGCTTTCCCTTTACGTGTCTTCTTTCCGCTCCAGTCTGGATGTACTGCTATTTTTGCCACATAACCGTTTTCATCTTCTTCTGTCAGACGGCAATTTTCAAATGGTACGTGCTGCATCTCCACTATCTCACAGAAAACATTGTAGTTAACATGGATTGCTATTCCATTGAGTTCGGACATGTCTTTACATAGTAACATGTGCACATCATCCAATGTGTCACCTTTTCGATTGACTACATATTTGGAAAAAGCAACCTCACGGAATCCGTTTCCTTCAATGAAGTCAGCGAAACGGTCTGAGCATTCAGATGCAGTAGAGCTTGCAGCAATGATATTCTTTAATGTCTGCGGATATAGGTTGTCCTGTCCGTAGGCTTGAATTCCTAGATTTTGTAAATAGCTTGTATCAATGCGGTTACTGCTTTTCTTTTTTAGATCTCTTACTCTCATATTCGCGAGGTTTACGTTCGTCCTTTATTTCTTTTATTCAACTTTATCTTCGCCTTCTCCATTCATTGCGTTCACAATTTCAATGGCCTTGCTTAGATGCAGATTCAGAACTTTTTTACTGATTTTCTTGCCGTTGATTTGGAAATCTTTCAACGTGTCAGCCACGGATTCTTCAGAAACTCCGTCTTGTAATGATTCTACCATTGAATCAAGCAGGCTTTGATTGTATCCACATTTGTTAACACGTTCTTTCCAGTCCGTAGGTATATGGGCGAAATAAATTTCACCTTTTGGATTTTTGGCAAGGTACTTTTCAGCAACTTCATCAGTGAGGTTGTCATTAGTGTACATTTTATTGCTTCCGAACTCCGGTTGAAGCAGGACACCATTCTTTAATATATAATTACATTTTTCTTTCATACGGTTATTCTTTTTGATGTAAACAGTCATTTCGATTACAGCATCGCGATAGCAGTCGTTACACGATGTCTTGGTGAATTCTTTTCCTAATACTTCCTTGTACAATCTTTCTATCTCCGATTTATCAGAAGAGGAGTAGGAGGGAAGATCTCCTAGCTCCTTTAATTTATCAACCACTTCTTCTAACTCCATAATCATTCAGCTGGTTTTGTCAGTGTTTCAACAAGCGTTTTTGTCGCATCGTAAGATGTTTTGTACAAGAATAATGCTGATTTGGGAACCTTGGTTTCTTGCAAAGAGATATTCCATCCCCCTTCCGTTTCTTCGGAATACTTGTCATTGCCGATCTCTGCGGCTTTCAAACCTTGGTAGTAACCGTAAACCTGGAAAGCTGAATCTCCCGGATTTTCGGTTTTATTTAACCCTTTGGCTTTATTTTCCAATACAACGACAAAATCACCGTTAGCAAGCCCGTCAATAATGTCATTGCATACATCGGGGTCATTTGCTAATACAACCATGTTCACTATGTTAGTAAACGTGTTACGATAGGTTCCTGTTGCCAAGGTTGTATTGGTACCAGTAAAGGGGGTTGCACCGAATACCTGTACCTTGTAACCTTTTTTACCTGTTTTCAGTGCAAGAGTTTCGATCACATTCTTACGGGTTGCGTTGAATGTAACCGCACCTAAATCCACGTCTGCGCGATTCATTATCACACCTTCCTGTTCCAGCCCGGGAACGATAGGATCATCGCACGATGGTGCGATGTCCTTTTTGATTGTTATATCACATATTGCCATATTTGCTCTTTTTCGTTAGTATGCTACCTGTACCAACTCATCTTCGCCAATCATGGAGCCTAATTTTCCTGTTGAATAAATGTAGTTCTTGCGGGCTTTCTTATCAAACCAGATATCCAAGTCCGACATCGGTTCGGTGCCCTCACATCCATACATCAAGTTCTCAGGAGAACATAAAACAGCACGATGCGGTAAGTTAAGTTTGGTTTTGTTGTTCTGATAGGCTTGAATAAATCTATCCCAAATGGAACATTTAACGATGGTTGTTCCATCGTATTTGCTGACCTCTACACCGTCAAATACAACTTCCCAAGGCATGATTACCTTGTACTTTTCTTTCATATCGTGAGTCAGAGCATCACACATTGACTTGGTGGCGAAAATTGCGCATCCGTCTTTTTGGAAAATCCGGCTGTCGGCATCTTGCAACATCGCATCGAATATTGATGTGGCAATGCCTGTTTCTTTCATCTTTGATTTTTGTAATGCATATGATTCTTCTGCGTTGGCTGCAATTTCAGTGTGCTGTTCGGTATTGTTGGTACAGATGGCAAACAGACGTTTGAAAAAACCGTCACATGTTTTAAATAGTTCGATGTTTACTCCGTCAGTGATTTGACCACCTCCAGTGACAGACGCTGCTGATTTATCTCCAAACCATGTAAAACGCCACATCATTTTCATCATAGCTTCAGACAGCTTCGGCAGTACAATACCGTCCATATATTCGGTCGATGTCAGGTCTCCTATATTTGTTCCCGTTTTAAGGCAGTACTTGGCAATGGTGTTTTCCAAGTCTGTATAGCACATTTCCAAAGGAATTTGCCAATCCCCGATTTCCCATTCCTTTTGGGCGGCAGCGATATCCACTTTTTTATATTCAGGGTCGCATCCGGAGCCGGCTACTCCGATATCTTCCATTTCACCGATAAAACCTGCTTTTTTACCGTTAGTCACATTGGGCATAAACGTCATAAAACGCTCCATGTCCTCGTTTTGAAAGACTGTTAACTGAATAAGGTCTTTCAAGTCTTTTACAGCCTGATTATCAGGTGTAAGTTTGTCAAAATCTAAAATAGGCATTTCCCCTCCTTTTATTACTTGTTGTTTCTTTTTTCTCTTTCTTCACGAAGTTTTCTCTGAATAGGCGTTTCATTTTCTTCTACTCCTTTTATACCCTTGTTGAACGTTTGGGTACGAGCTGACACTTTATAAGTACTACAATGTTTTGCCAGCCAGTTTTCGCCTCCGGCCATACGGACTGCGTTCAGAATCTTGTTGTCCTCAATGGTACGGGCATTCGTCTTTAGAGAAGCATTCTCAGTTTCCAACTCTTCTATACGGGCTTTTAAAGCTTTCACTTCATCCTCTTCCAATTCATCAGGATCTTTAATTTCTGTAATAACGCCATCTGTCACAATGATAGTCTTTCCGTCAGGCATGACATGTTCGCCATCGGGACTTGCTGTATCTCCTACTTGGGGTTCACCTTCATCTCTTTCCACGGTAAGCGTGTTACCTTCGGCATTTGTCAATTCCATAGATACGACCTGTACGTCTTCAATTTTTTGATAGCCGCATTTGGCCAGCAGCCTGTCTATGATAGTCTGCTTCACTGTTACTTCTTTTTCTTTGTTCATTTTTTTGTTATTAAATGTGTAAGTTCTCCCTTTGGCAGTTGTAGGCATAAGAACGGTCGTGATAAAACCTAATTGTTTGGCTGTTTCACCACCAAACCAACCGGCTTTATTCATTTGGGCTTCGATAACTGAGGCTTCCGATCCTGTGCGTTCTACATACAAAGCTAGCATCTTGTTTTTTTCACTCTCCAAGTTTGATTTTATTGATTCTAGGGTTTCAAGATCAAGGTCTCCATCGTATGAAGCCATATAAGGCTTGTGAATAAGAAACTTTGCATGTGGATAAGCAAAACGTCTTTCTTTTGCAGCGGCCAATAATATCACGGTTGCCATGGATGCACATCGTCCTACTGCAGTACAGCTGATTTGCTTTCCTGAAGCACGTAAGGCGTCATAAATGGCATACCCTTCAACGGCATCACCACCGCATGAATGTATCTCAATATCAATAACGTGGTCATTCGGATCTATCCAAGATAGGAAATTTTGAATATCGGGAAAAGACAATCCCTCTTCACCAGTTAGATACCAATTTTCCATTTTGTCTTTATCCGCAACAATATCTTTGTTGATGTATAATTTCGCCATATATAATCTATTTTGAAGCAAAGGTAAAAAACGGTATATGGCTATAAGAATTTCAGAACATAATAGCACTGACACGCTTTGTCAGTAAAAAAATAGGGGGAAGATTATTCTTCCCCTTATTGAATTGAAACGTCAACGGACAACCTGTCAATGACTCTATAGATGGTCCTTTCTGAAATGCTGTATTCATCTGCCAGGTACTGCATGATATATGCCTTTTTATGACCTTCAGCCGTAAGACGGGTGTAGTCTTTATACATTTCTAGGTATTTAATATCTGATGCATCTAATGACATTTCAGACATTATCCTAAGAGTGTTCCTGTTTATATATAATAGTTCGTATGCTTTCATAAACTACCGCTTTCTTCTATGTATTTAATTCTATTCGCAACTGAAGTAAACTCTTCTACAGAAACGACAGGGGCAGGAGCCATCATCATTCCTTTGGCGACTGCTCTGGCCAGCATATCTTCGCCTAAAGTTTGATTATTCGTTGCTGTTACATTAATAGGTACACCTCCACCCATCATATTGAAGGATGATAGGATAGGGGCGAACATGGACGTAGCTTTGGCAGTTATAACGGATTCTCCATTCGACAATTGTGCCGGAATACTGTCGCTCGTTCCTGTCCCCGGTCCTGTAACCAAACCACCTTCTGCAAATTTAGCACTTTTTACTATCTTAACAGCATTTGCAATGTTAGAAAGGATTGTTGCAATACCTGATGCCATTGTAGCTATACCAAGAATACCTTTCCCTGATTCAGCGGATACCATTTTTGCGATCGCCTTACCTGAATTGATGGCGATCTCTGCCAAAGCCAACATTTTGCTTGCCATAGCAAATCCTCTGTCAGACTCCCCAATTTGTTCTGTGAGAGCTACAAGGCCATTTGTCACCTGTCCCATTGCTTCATATTTAGCTTGTTCTATTTCAATCTCCTTATCGCTCAGTTCTTTTTTGGATTCCAGATAAGCATTCTGTGCTTCCAGCTTGCGAAGATTGAATGCTTCTATACTTTCACCTTCCATTTGCTGCAGGCTATCGAGCTCGGCTTTCTTTTGTTCCATCCTTATACGAAGAATTTCCTCTTCGTTATCATATGCTTGTGCGATTTCCGTTTCAAAGCGTATGCGCATGGCTTCCTTTTGCTTGTTGATAATATTCTGCTCATGAGCTGTTGCCAGTTCGTCTATCTTGGTATTGTACTTTGCTTTAATGGCCAGTTTCATTTCTTCGGTCTGTTCTGTGCTGGTAAGTTCTGCCTCTTGTTGTGCTTGTAATTGTTGTATCTTTAACTGGTATTCCTGTTCGCTGCCTTCCTTGACCGATTCCAATTGCAGGGATATCATTTTTAAACGGTTCTCCAGTTCTTTTTTCAGCTCCTCATCGGACAGCTTGCTAAGCTCCATAGATTTTTGTTGTTCCAAAGCCTTTATTTTGGCGTTGATGGCTTCACGAGCTTTGGCGGTAAGGTTCTCTTCTTGCTTTAAACTGATTTGCAAATCCTCAATCTGCCGGGAATAGTTCAATTCAATCTCTTTCCGTGCTTGTTCTCTCTTGTCTTTCACCAAGGCAAGCATAGCATCTTCTGCTGCCCTTACTGCTTCCAGTTCTGTTTGCTTTGCTTCCTTTGCTTTGTCTGCACCTTCCTGGCGGATAGAGTTTAGGGTGTTTTGCTGCTCTGTCTGACGGGTGTAACTGCTTTCTTCCAATTCACTTAATCTGTTTACTTCTTCGCTTAATTTCCTAAGGTCATCAATAGTGCTTTCCGATATACCGATTTTTCCAATAGCTTCATCTGCTGTAATTGCTCCTTTTTGCATGTCCTCAATGGTCTTAAGGGCTTCCTTTGTTACTTTAGTATATCCGAGCATATTGGCAATTCTTGCTTTCGCTAAGTCTGTTTGGATTTTTAAGTCCTCTTTTTCCATTGCTGCAGCTTTTTCCGCAGCTTTGATACGTTCCTGTGTGGATAGGGTTTGGTCATCTGCAGCTTTTTTCAGCTTCTCAATTTCAGCTCGGTTAGAGGCACGTGACATGGACAGCATGACTTCCCTCTTGTCTATCTCATTCAAGACTTCTGCCAGCTTCCACGCCTGTTTGGTTTCATTGACTATTTCATCACCGATACCAGCGAATATGGATTTGGCATCATTCCCCGCCTGTTTGAAGTTCCCGGTAAACAGATTCACTAAAGCACTTCCCAACTTGCCTGCCCGGTCTATTAAGACATTTACAGTGGCACCCAGAGCCCCCATTATTTTATTGGCTGCTTCCACGCCCTTCTGTGTTTTGGTGAACCATGATACCAAAGATCCTAAAGCTACAATTAATACTCCAATACCAGTTCCAAGTAGAGCAACTTTCAACAGTTTCAAAACTTTAATCCAGCCGGTTGTGGTGGTCGAAACAGTAAGCATTTCTGTTTTTACTCCAGACAAATAATTTCTTACTCCACCCAAGGAGGTCACCATTACATTTATCTGCTGCACGAACGGGATATTGGCATTGGCGGCTTCCATTATAGCTTCCTTGTAATTGCCAACATTTCGGTAATACCGCTGTGTCTCTTCTTCAGCGCCCTTTAGAGCATCAGTAACCTCATTAATCTTGTTTTTCAATTCTGTGCCGCTAGCACCTTTACGTTCCGCTTCGGATAAAGCATCGTATTCAGCCGTTAGGTTTGACAGTTTGGCACGGAGAGAAACAAGGCTGTTTTCTTGTGCCTTCTCCTGCTTGAGCTGATTTTGCATTGTTTTCGTTATAACACGTATCGAATCATTACAGTCGTTGATATAGGCTTTAGATGCCGCCATTTCTTCATTGTACTGCTGCCTTTTTATGTCTCCAGCCTTTAACTGTTCCTTCAGTTTCGCCTCTGCTTCTTTGGCTTTGTCGATTTTTGTCTGATACTCGGCTATAGCTTTGATAGCCTCATTATAATTCACTTTGATATCAAGTATCTTTTCTACTTTGTCTGCCATAATTTTAGATGTCTAATTGTAATAATTCAACATTTGCTATTCCTGTATTTTCTGCTGTAACGGATAGAATTGCATAATATTTCCCATATTGGGCCAGATATGCTGGAGTGGTCATATCTAAGTCTCTCAAGTCTTTTTCTGTTATTTCTATTTTTTCTTTAATGATTTTGGGGGTATACACTGCATTTTGAAAGCTTGTGTAGAATCTTTTTATGATATCTGTGAACGACAATTGTGTGAAGGTTCCATTTGATAGACCTCCATTGTTTTCCTCGAGAAGTATTCTTGGTTGAACTTTTTGCAGTTCAGCCTTTCCCTCTCCGTCATATTTGTACAATCGTATGAATGCTGTAATTCCTCTCATGTCGCATCCTGCAAATTTCAACTCTGCCATTTCTCTAGACTTCTCTAATGAGCTGATCAAGCAAGTAATTTCTCCACTGTAGTTGCCTTTTACCGTATCATCGTCTTTGTATTTAAGTATATTTCTTTGTGCAAAGCCATCGATAGTGAATTTCATTTCTTTAGGCTTGTTGGCCATATACGATGCTATTACCCGTCTAGTCCAATTGTACGCTTGTTCTTTTTTCTTTATGATATCATCGACAGACATAAATCTTATAATGTTCGTGCCTTCAATAGGATATGCAAATACGCCTAGCATGGTAGATATTGCTTTAATAAAATCAAGCTGTGTCATATCTGGCAAATTTGGTATAATGGGGTAATGACCATTCCCGTTAAGAATACTTTCGTCTGGTTGCTTGGGCGATACAAGGCTGTTTTCCATTCTTAGATTTATGATTCCATCTACACCGTTTGATACGTCTGCAATAAATCCGATATTTGTGAATCCAAACCGGATATCTGTACCTTTGTTTACTGAGTCAGACTCTACACCTTCGAACTCAAACGTAATATTGTAAGAGTTTCCTCCATTGCTTATTATATCCGTATATCCTATGTTGAATATTTCATTGTTCTCTCCGTTCTCAATATAATAAGCTATCATGGCTGCATTGCTGGGATAGAAAGAAGTTAAAGTATGTATTGATACTTTGCCTGAAGCATTGAGCTTTATGGAGTTTCCTTTTGTCTTTATTCCACTAATGAATGTGCCTTCGCTTAGCGAGCTTTTATTTACCGTTCCATAATATGATGAATATTCTTTATTTTCGAAGTAAAGTTCAATAGGCCCGGTTCCTTGGTTAAGGTAATATTTTGCATTCAACCACAGTTCATTCTTTTGAGAGAATTCCAACCCGTCATTTCTTGTCAGCAATGGGATAAACAGCTTGTTCAAGACTGCTTGCTGTTCACTTGGAAAAATGAATATCACATCATTGTCAAGTGATATATGTTCTAAAATCCATGTTGCTTTAACTGCCGGATGATAGGGTAAGTCTTTATCGGCTGAACGTATATTGTAATTTACTTTTGGGAAAAAGAAATCTCCATGACTATCATATTGGCTTACGTTCTTTCCGCTATTCCATTCGATGTAATAATCAGGAAATGGATCATTCCCTTGGCTTTCATAATGCCAACGTTCTTTTAAATCTTGCAGTTTTTTTTCTTCATTGGCAATACTTGAAAATTGTGTTGCGTTTCCCCATATTAATGCGGTTTCAAACACATCAGACGTGCCTATCAAGTATATTTTTGCCCCTTTGATAATTTCTACTCCGTTTCTTATGTATCTAGCGTCAAGGTAAAATGAAGCAACGGAATATTGGCAGGATGGCAGGTCTGCGTGAAGAAATGCAGACTGATTCCTCACTGTGTTTGGAAGTTTAATAGTGTAGCTTGTGTTACTTACAATTTTGCCTATATCGGTGAATATATTATTCTTGTATTTTAATGTGATATTGGTGCTGTCGTCCATATCTACTAATTTGTTGTTGGCACCGACATATAATAATTCATTTCTCATAAGCTCTGCACGTTAGTTTCAGGTAATATAATGTTCGCTTCAAAGTCTTGCAGTGATACCCGCTGTTTGACGAAATTTCCCACAGACACATTTACGGCCATCCATCTGGCGTTACCGTTATCATCATAGCCCATGAACATATCAACAACAGGAGATGTGGCCATTTGGTAAAGGAAGTCATAAGTTATGCTGTCTATTAATGGAGCGCATACGGGAAGTGTCGTTTCTTCCATTTTCCTTTGCTTTCGTCCGCTACCTCCATGGTATCCGTTCTTGTAACTGTAATCCTGCATATTGTTTCTGATGAACTCTCCGTCATTGGATACCTGCGAAGTCTCGTCTCCTTGCATGAATAGCCAGTAACACCACATTCCATGGCGGTTGATCCATCTCAAGTATATTCCACAGTCTGAATTGTCAACCTTACAAGTGATCTTTGTGGCCATATTGAGCAGCCCTCGGAAGGTGAAATCAAAGGTGTGGTCAAAAACAGATGCTGCCGTATTACTTCCAGGTAGATAAAATTCCACCCTGTCTGAAGCATCTATTCCAGCAAGAATGATATTCCATGCATTTTGTCCTGATAATGCGATAGGGGAGCTTTCGGAACCATCTATAGTTACTTTTACATTCCCTGATGTTGCAGAGTATAAGCCTACAGAGAATGGGTAGTTTTTGAACCATGTCAGCACTCGGCTTCCATTATACTGCTCTCCAACCTTACTGGCTCCCCACAATATGAATACGTTGAACTGGAAGCTGTTTTCAAGTGTTCCTGATTCGTTATACATATCAAGCTCTATGCTAAACAGACGTCCTAACTTACTATCTTCGGCGTGAGTTGACTTGTAATCGACTTCTCTGTATTCGTCAAAATAGCTCTGCGTATAGAATGATAGGTCAAAGAAGCAGGAACCACCGAACGTCGCTCTGTTCTCTCTGTCTGATGTGGCTGTGGTGGTGTCCGTTACCGTTGCAGTAACAGATTGATAGTTTCCGCCAAGGATATTTATTATCACAGGATTAAAGCAGAATCCTATTTGGTCAGGATATTCAATTGTTGTATTATCTATCGTATGTGTTCTCATTGTCGAAATTCAGATTTATATGTTCAACTTCTGTTTCATATATAGCCGATACCCTGCTGGCTATATTGTCCACGGTATTTTCTAGATCACGGGAATAGATTTCCTCGTGTTTTCTGTTTCGGTATAGTTCCGTTCCTTCCTTGGCTATCTTTCTAGCGACAAGGTAGGCGAAGGAATCGGGCTTCTTTACTTGTATACCCTTATCTTCCACCCATTGGCGGATAATCTTGTAAAATCCTTTCGGAACTTTCCCTGGCCCACGTCCGGTTTCTAGTACCGCGAATGCCTGCCTGCCCCACAAAACGCCTCCGTCCTCCGACATTTCTACTTTCAGACTGCCCTTTGTCCTTCCACTGGCTACTTGTCCGGCTGCTTCATGGTTGGCTATAATTCGCTTGCGTAACGCTTCCAGCTCTTCACCTATTATCCTTAGGGTTCCGGCTTTAGTTTCTGCTGCCATATACAATCTCTTTCACGCTCTTGTTGCAAATAACAGTACCCATTATCTCTTCTAACTTAAGTTGGATAACTATTCCGGTTACATTAACATCCAGCTTGTCATAGAAAACAGAATAAGGGATATCTCCTGATATTTCTTTGAACATCCCACTCCTGTTCAATAGCAATATGAATTCTTTGGCTTTATTCTTGCATCCTTCTATCACTGCATCATTTTCTGTGCCATCAAAATCGAACTTGGTTTTATCCATGAATGCCATCATACAGTTAGGGCAGTCTCTTAACTGCTGTCTGCCTAGATTAAAAGTTCCGCTTACAGGAAGGAGATTAAGCACTGCCGGCAATTTAATCTTGTCCAGTCTTATATTGGCTGTTTGCCAGTTGTCAAAAAGGTAACTTACACCCTCCATGGAGTCTACTATCTTTTTAATTTTTTGCTCTACCGTCATTTCTTCTTACTTAATATGTTTCTTAATCTACGTTCGAATCTTACTCTTTTGGCGTCCATGTCAAGACATTTATATACTCTGACCCATGGCACGCTGTCTACTTCTGCATGATCAGTGATACCCATGCGCTGCGCATAGTAATCAATCATGCCGAAAGGTCCAAAATTTAGCAATTCGGATCCTGCTTGCTTCTCTTCGGGTGTGGGTGGTACATTAGTCGACGCGAATAGTTTATTTATTCGTTCAACTTCTTTGGCCACCCATTGTACGAATCCCAGTACATCGCTAGCTGGAAGTTGGGATATATAACGTTTACTCAGCCCCATCAGTACAGTACAGGGAACGAACAAGATATCGTGTTCTGTTTCGATGGATTGCAGTTGCATCAGTTCTCCCATATTTATGTCGTTTAGGGTATTTGGTGTCTTATACTGCCCTAGTTGATAAGGTTTTCTCAGTTCATCCAACTTGGTCCTGATAACCTCAGGTTCGATGGCAATGCTGCTTATTGTCAAAAATTCTTTTACTGTCATATCTTTCCTATTTTTGCTTTTGGTCGTTTGGGTGTTGGTTTGATGCGGAATATCATTGCCATTATCAGCATATCAAGGTAATCTGTGGAATGACCTAATATTTCTTTCATTTTTTCTTTGCTGATTATTCCTTTCTTCCGTGTGTCTGCATCAATATGTGCTTGTTTGAGAACTGACAATTCTTCAATGATCCGTTCCCGCTGTGCTTCCGTGCATACGATACGAAGCAATCGATTGTTAATCATCTCAGCCAGTTTGAAGGCACACTCTGATTTCAAATTGTCAAATTCAGGATTAATAGGTCGTGCTCCTCCATGAAACTCCTTGATACCGTTCAGATAGCTTTCAAGATAGTTCCCCAATCCGTCAGAGTCCGCAATCATCTTACTACGAGGAATAGAGCATTCTATCATCATCCGCTTCAGGTCTGTTTCAATGGATTTTCCAGTACTGTATTCCTGATCCAGTTTGATAAAACACACATTCCCTTTCCAATGACCGGCGATAAATCTGTCTCGTCCCTTCATTGCAAGGTCTGCAGAACCGGTAGATTCACCTGCAGGAGCAATGAACTCATTCGTGAACAAGTCACAGATAGCGTCGTAGTTACACAGGGCAGTCGGATCATTATCATACTCCCAATTGCCGAAATATAGGCGTTCCTTTGTTACCCGGTCTTTTGTGTTCCGAAGACTTTCGATGTAGTCTTCTGTTGCCCAAGGATTATCCTGCACCAAAGCTTGGATAAAAGCATAAGGAGCTTGTAATTTGTCTTCTTTCCAGGGCTTGTAGAATTCACGGTATAGCCAGTTTTTCTTTGGGTTGCAGGTGATAAGTATCTTTCCGGGTACATGATATACATCGTTCATGTGGCGGCCGATACGGGTTTTCAAGACTTCGAAGGCAAGGTAGTGCACTTCACCAGCTTCCTCTATCCATCCTCCTGTATATTCCTTAGACCCCAATCGTTCATACATCGGATCTTTCACCGGATAATACGTCAAGTCAATATAAACGATTTCACTTCCGTTGTCGAAGGCTATCCCTTCATTTGTTGTCTTGTATGCCGTGAAGCTGTGAGAAGATGCTACCTTATTGAAGGTCACGGTAACGGACTCACGGCTATCCTTCAAATTATTTCGGCCAACAAACCAGCGAGTACCGGGAAGATAGTAGGCACATTGCATCAGCCATTCACAGCCTAGCCATGATTTACCACCACCTCCGGCACCACCATACAATAAAAATTTCGTTTTGCTGTCACGAAGAAAATTGTATGCCAATCGCTGTTTTAAGTTAACCTTTTGCTCCATATCACTTCAATTTGTCAGCTTCGGGAGTATAGGGAAGAAAGTCAAATCCGTTGAAGGGTTTGCCTTGTGTTGTATGATCCACTTCCTGTTTGTCGGACAACCCTAGCTTTCGGGCTATAATGTTTGCATTGAAAGCGCCAACACAGGCTCCTTCAAATTGTTGAGTCTCGATGGTTTCTTCCACCCGCGCGATGACGTGCAAAAAATCTTCATCATTTTTTTTCATGCATTCACTTCTGAAGCTACTCCACCAACGTGATGAAGTACCTAGATAGATACATAATCCGGTGAGAGAGTAGGGGCGCTGTGTAGGTGAAACTTCTTGTTGTGTTTGCTGTTCATTAACAGTTTCTGTTCTTTTACCTTTTTTGCGTCTAACAGGCATGGTACGTTGTATAGCCTTTCTTGTTGTCCATGGGTTTTCATCACACCATTGGAAATATTCGCACGCCGCCTCCCATAACGCTTCAGGCGTGGCGAAGAGTTTATCCCTGCCATGCTTGCTGCGTAACATCCAAAACTGATTTCCTTTAGGTGCTGCCATTGTTTATAGTGTTTTAAAGATTGGTATAATTTCTTTGTCCAGATCCCATTTGCGATTATTGGGAAGAGGAAGTGTGAATTCATATTGCAACGCTTTCAGATAATCACTCTTACTTGCGCTCCTTCCGTTGGTTGATGCTACTTGAAATGACGAACCTCTTAACTCTTTTTCTGGGCTTATCTTCATTCCTTTATCGAATATGTTAAAATCCTTTCCGATGTAAGCTGTGTTTAATCTGACGATGTCAGCTGTGGAATGATAATGCTGGAAGTACCATTCACCAAAACGGAAGTTGGCTGTGAAGTTCTTTGCGTCAAGAAATACGGCTTTAGAACGATGGTCGTGTGTTTCCTTGCGTTCAGATGATTTCTGGGCGAACAGCAGCGGAATGCCAGACCAGAATATCATTCCTCCGGGCTTGCATAATGCTGATAACGAAAGTAAGACATTATTTTCATCCTCTTCTGAGTTTACAGAGTTCAACACGCTATCGCACACAACCACATCGTACAGCCCGTAGTCCGATAAGGTCTTGCATATGGAAGCACAATCTTGCCTGATTTCCTTTTCATCAATGATGTCCGCTCCATCTTTGCGGTGGAAGAATTCAATGGCGTCAATGAGATAGCCTTTTTTCTTCAGTATGGTTGCGTAATCCTTTTGTCCGGCACCGAAATCGAGTATGCGCATATCCTTGGTGATGTATGGTATAACCTGCGTTTCATACAACGTTGAATGGCTACGCTTGCTTGGAACCCCGTTCTTTTGCCGTAGCCGTGCCTTTTGGGCAAAAGACTGTATATAGGTCTTTCGTTCCAGATGGGAATACTCGAACACTCCATATTCCTTAGAGAAGTATTTGAGCGCGATTTCTTCTTTCCCTTCTGGAAGGACATATACAAGTAGGTCCATACCTAATAGTTTTACCGTTTTGGCATATACTGTTGAGATGATCACTTTCCCGGTATGGTCACATACGGCATTTGCAAACTGGCCGTAACGGAGAATCATTTTCGTAAGGTCAACAACACGTGAGTTGTTTCCTCCTTTGGAAAGAATGGAGATATCTTTGTTGGATATAGTATAAAATCCTTCTGTTCCTTTAGGAAGACTTACATTGATTTCTGGTTGGATTTCCGACAACTCACATTCCGCATAGTTGTGAAGTTGGTTGAACCTTACTTCATCGGTGGAGTTTACACCATCAAGAATAAAGGCTGGAACATGGGTATACCCAAGCAGCTTCATTGTCTTTGTACGTTGGTGTCCTGCCATGATACGTTTATCCGATTGACGTATGATGATCGGTTTGATAATGCCTAATTCCTTGATGGATTTTTTTAAATCTTCTTGTGCTTCATTAGTGAGCAGGCGTGGGTTATATTCTGCCGGGTTCAATATTGATATGTCTATGTATTCCATCATAAGCTAAGTAGATTATTAACAAAACCAACCATTACACCGTTCTCATCCAAATATTCAGAAGCCCGTGCTTTCAGTGCTTCCAGTTCGCTTTCACTGACTGGAATCTTATACCCCTCAAATACTAAATATTTGATATGAGCTCCGGCTTCATAGTTTGCGTTCTTGAGTACATTATGACTGTCTTCTATATCTTCTGAAAAATCTGTCGGATCAGGAAAGCTGATGCCTTCCATACCCCAATTAAGCAACTCGTTACAATCCCAGTCAAACAACTTGGTTATGTCCCATTGTCCGTTGTTAACGTTATCACGTATGATTAGCTCACGTTCCCTTTCCTCGGTCAGGTTGGGAATAAGAACGGTCGGTACTTGTTGCATACCTAGCGATATACAGGCATCATACCTTTGGTTTCCGGCTATAATGATCAATTCGCCAGTACGGTCTGACAGGATGATCGGTCGGGCTTCGAAATAATCCGGATTGTTTCGGATTGACTCTTTAAGTTTGTCTAGCTGTTCATCCGAAATAGTTCTTGGATTGTTTTCCAGTTTCTTCAGTTCCTCTAGTTTTCTGTAAATAATTTCCATAATTGCTTTTTTTGCGTTACAGAAACGAAGGTACTTAATAAGGGAGCTAAGGGGAAAAATGAGGAAAACAAAGTACTGACACGGCTTGTCAATACTTTGTTATGTGTGTTATAATTCCTTTGTTGATATCAATGCCGAATTGCTGGTAAGATAAAGAATTACAGGAAAGTATTTCACTGGTAACCTGTAAAGTCTTGCATTCTTCTTTGATGAACGTTAATATGAAAAGTGGGAAAGATAGATAATGCTTTTTGCAGATTTTTGGAACGGAGTAGAAACGTGACTTTACTTGTTTTCGTTTTCATTTCCATTGTAGCTATCCTCTGATAATCACATATCTTCCGGCGGCTATTTCACTTCTATACTCGACAGAATAGCCCTTGTCTATAAATGCTCTT